GATATCATAGTTCATAATTGCTTTGATACAATTCTCTACGGCATCCATAACCATCTCTTCACGATATGTATATGAAAAGAAATTAGGTTTATGTGATAGTCCTTCCGCTATCTTTAAGAAACACGTACCAATATAATTGGTAACTTTAGGTTCATCTTTTTCATCCTCTCTTGCTTCGACTACGGAAGTTACATAATCGACTACTGCTTGAGAAAATTCTTTATTATTTACATAGTGTTGTGGTTTACGTTTCATTATATACTATAATATAGATTTTAACTGAAATGTAAAGACTAAAGTTTAATCTTCGCATCATGATTGAAAAGAAATACTCTAATTGTTCTCAGGCTTCCAATTGAATCGATTAGAATGCTCAATTGGGATTTGTTCATCGAGTTCACCAAAAATATCATCATCCATATCAAATAGTGATTTCATTCGTTCATCGACCTCATCTTGATTTGATCTACATATCATCAAATATTTCATGTAATGCGCTTTTAACTCAAATGGGGCGTCGGCGCGACTTACTATATTACAACAGTTAAGTTCTGTTAGATCATATGCTGATGTGATATTCCAATTTGTTAAGTGATAATCATCGGTGTAAACTATCTGTGCAGGAAGTGCAACATATGTGACATTATTATCAGATTCCAACTCTTCGGCTACGATGTAACTTCCATCGGTAAGCCGATATGTAAATATCTCTGTTTCCAGTATCTTTTCTAAAATGTCTTTCATAATATATTCATCTATATTTATAATAGAGGTACTTCGTGTATTTCGTAACTGAAACCTTCTTTATTGTAAATCTTTACTCTTTCAACCGCATGATTTAGTGTGTAGTTTTTCCTCTTCTTCCAAGATAGATCATCAGCTAGATCATACACAACGGTCCCCTGACCATTCTCACTCTTTCTCAAACCTCGACCAATGGATTGAAGAACCCGAATCTGTGATTTAGATGGTGATGCAAATATAATGTTATGAAGATTGCGAATATTAATTCCTGTGGAGAATGTACCCACACTTGCAACAATTATGGCGTTCTTCTCCTTCTCTGTCACTGTACGAATCTTCTCTCTTTCTTCAGCATTCACTGATCCAGATACGAAGAAGACTTTCCTTTTACCAGCCCTATCTCTTATCTGTTTGAATAGAGGCTCTCCATGTTTCTTCACGAGATTATAAAGAACTAGAGTATTACCTGTTTGATCAAGTGCTAAGTTGGTGATGAATCTATTTCTCTGTTCGTGAGCAGCAATGAAACTAATTTCATCAGCATATGTCTGCTTACCAAATGCTTTTCTAACTTTATCACTATATTTAAGCACAAGGGATTGAATCTTGAGGTCGGCGAGTGTGTCAGATTTAATGAGAGACTGTGTAGTCGTTACCTTATACACTTGACCAAAATTACCAGTGAGTGTTAATTCATTGACTTGACCACCATCTAAAGTTCCAGTCGTGCCAATTCTCATCTCAGCATTAACTAATCTACTCATGATAGTTGTGAGTGACTTAGCCTTGAATGTATGAGCCTCATCTCCAATGACACATCCAAATTGTTCAAACCACAATGTGGGAAGTTTAACAGCACTCTGCCAAGTTGTGATAAGAACCGATTGATCAAATGTCTTTTCTTTACCAGAATAGATTCTATGAACATCCTCTTCAACATCAAAGTCTGGATCATCACTTGAGTAGTCAGCGAAATCCTTATACATCTGTTCGACCAGAGATGTTGTGGGAACAACGATTATAACTTTTTTATCAAGCTCCTCTTGTAAATAGTATCGGATCAGCATATAGATGATAAGAGATTTACCCGAACCAGTTGGAGAAACTAGGATAGCCTTACCATTATCAGTAGCAAATTCAAATGCTCTCTTCTGATAGTCTCTAGGCTTAATAGGATTACCTCCACTACAGAGTGACAATCCATCAATAAACTCTTCATCATAAGAGAATCTATTCTGTATGTCTGGCGAAAGATTCACTTGATAACTCCTATCCTTCGCAAACTGAAGCACCTCATTCAATAAACCTGATGGAATGGTACTGTTCATACGATTATATAAACGCACTTTTCCATCCCACATCTTATTACGATAGCTAGGCATGAATTTATACCCAGGTGCATAGAATGTAAAGAACTCCGAGATTTCCATCAATATGCCTGAGTCTTCTGAACCCAAATATAAGGTGGCTTCATTCTTTTTCTCTACATTAATCATAGTATCTATATATTTCTAATCTTTCCTGCGGAATCTTCGATATCATCTTGACATAACTTGACATTCTATTATAATTGATATAATCAAATCAAAGCAGAACAGGAATGACTATGATCAAATTAACAAGGATACTTAATCATCAATAGATTAATGTAAAGATTCTTTAATCGGCTCTAGAAGGTATGTTGAATTACATTCCAGATGTGAACTTACGGAAATCAATTATATTCTTGATGTGTGAATGTCTCCATCGAATGTTACTCATAATCTCTTCAAGGGAATCAGTAATGGCTTTCTGATATTCGATACCAGATCTTACTTTAACGATATCTACATCAGTGCTATAGTACATTTCCATCTCTGATTTAAGAGGTTTACTCATACCTTGAAATGGATCATATGACCATCCTCTTTTATCCATCTCTCCTTGTGTCATCTTTCCTGTGTAGTAAAGCCACTTATCCTTTCGAACTTGCTCCAGATCCATCTCTTTCTTCCTCAACTGCAACTTAGACAGTGTGAAGATTTCAAGATACTTAGCGTGTAGTTTAGATGTCTGAATAGTTACATCATCTAAAGCATGCTCATCAATCACCGAATCTTTCTTCCAAGATTCTAAAATATCATTTAAACTCATCATATGGTATTATTTATACGAATTTAAACTCATCATATCTAAACGAGATATCAGCCTGAAGATATTCAATGTCACTGCTTTGAGTATTAAATTCAAGAGAGCCCATGCTTACTGGAAAGATGTTTTTAAATTGAACAGATCTATTAGGATTGTTATGACTGGTCATGATAATTAAAGTTGCATCAAATGATATTAGTTTTTCATCCCTACTTTCAATCATCCATTCAAACATCTCAGTATAAACTTTCATATCTTCATCAATGGCAACTCTCAAAGATAATTCGTCCATTGTCATATCGCCCTGAATATATCCTTTATGTTGCTGACTATTAAGATCAACGACTCCAGTGTTAAAGGATGGAAGCGTCACACTTGTGGCGAAGTATTCCAAATTAGCTAATCGATCATGATTCACAACCAACTTAAATCCTGTTGGTGAAAGAAAATTATAATTGCTGGTTAAGTTACTCATATGTGTATTTATAAACAAAAGAAGGGGCCTCTTTCGAGACCCCTTCAAATTATAAAATTAATTAATTAAAATTAACTGCCAACATTGATGTTGAGAACTTCGAATCTACGGAAGTATGGATTCAGGTTAGCATTACCAACGCCGCCACTAGTAGCAGCTTCTACGAATGGGTTCTTGACCATGCCGTAGCGAGTCTTGAAACCAATCTTAGGTTGGAATGTGCTTTCATCAACTGCACGAACCATAGTGAGTGGTACGTATGGGCAGTAGAAGAGACCAGCATCATATGGATTAGTTCCACGGAAACCAACTGTTACATAATCGACAGCAGCATATGGATCAACATATACCTTAAGGCGACCATTAAGGACACCGGCGAATGTATTACCAGTTGCATCTACTTGTAGATTAGTAGCAAGAGCAGGTGTGTAGTCAAGTTGACCAGCGGCTGCAAGTGCGGAAGCAACATTGCTTGAGCAGATGATGAAGTTACCTTTACCACGACGTGTTTCAGTTGCAATCTTATTAGCTTCGACTTCGATTTGGAAGATCAAGCTCTTGAACTTCTCAACAGCCCAACGACCATCAGCATCAGATGCAAGGTCGAATACGCCAGGAGTGAATGGAGAGGAAGGATCTGGAGTGAAACCAGGCTTAGCCTTGTCATTGATTGTGTCAATAACTTCACGATTGATTTCCGCAAGGATTTCAGTCGAAAGGATATTAGCCAATTCAGCTTCAGCATCAAGACCATGAACTGCCTTAAGATCTTGAGCAAGTTCCATTGTGTATTCAGCCTTAAGACCACGAGTCTGAGCTTCAACAACAGCTTTCTCGATGGTGAAACCCATGTCGCCGAAAGCAGCACCATTATCTCCGCCAAGAGCTTCACCAGCAGTTGTGGAAACAGGACCAGAGAAAGCAGTTTGTGGCTCGTCGAGACCAAGTGCTTCCACGTCGTCCGTACCAATCTTAGTAAGGCTTGGGCTAGATGCGGTGTCGTTGTAACGTGCCTTCATCGCGAAGATGAGACCAGTTGGACCGGACATTGGCTGAACACCTGCTACATCATAAGCGATGAGATTAGGCATTGCACGACGTACAAGAGAGATAAGAACTGGATCGAACTTACTTACAGCCGATGTAGTTACGTTATTCTCGTTAAGAAAACCAGATTGTACTCTCTCTTCTTGAAGAGCGATCTCTGTATTTTCTAGAAGCTTGGCTGTAACAGCCTTGCGGTGTGAATCTTGGAAAGCAGGTGCATCCTTGTGCTCAAGCACTGGTGCCCACTTTTTCATTTCGTTTTCTGTATTAAACATTTTTGAATTTCTCCTATGTTATTGTTTGTGATATGGTTTATTTTGCGAGGGCTTCAACATATTGTCTCATAGAAGCAGGAAGCTTCGTGAGAGGATCTGTTGTACCTTCAATTACGATTTCTGTTTCGTCTTCGGTTTCTTCAACCAAAGATTCTTCTTGAGATGTTTCTTCTTTGATTTCAAAGATTGAACTTTTGACTGTCTGAGCTTTATTGAAGAAGACTTCTTTATCAGAGAAACTCATGTCTTCCAAGATAGTCTTGAAACGATGTGTTTCTGTTTCTGACAGATCTTCCGATAGCGAGTTGATAACTTCAGCTCTCTCGAATGTTTCGATCTGCTCTTTAAGAGTTTCGATCTCGGTTGCAGCTTCTGAGAGTTGTGAAGATGTTTCTTCAACAGATGTGTTGAGTTCTTCAACAAGGTCTCTCTTTTCGGCTGGAACTTCGATATAGTTCTCGATGAATAGGTCTTTAAGTGAAGACATGAAGTTTTCAGCGATATCTGTGCGAAGTGTATTTTCAACTTGCTCAGAGTTCTCTTCAACCCAGCTTTCAACCACATATGAAAGATAATCATCGATTCTTTCGACAAGACTCTCACGGAGTGATTCAACTTCTTCGTTCAATTCCGAATTGTATTTTGCTTCAAGACTTTCTTGAATCTCAAGAGATCTTTCTGCAATAGCTGCTTCAAAAAGTGTTGCAGCTTCGGTTTTGAAGTCTTCGCTAAGTTCAGCTTCATTTGTGATAAGGAGATCAAGTGCTTCAGAAACCTTCTTTTTAGATTCCTTAGGCTCTTCTTCGTCCTCTTCTTCTTC